ATCTCCTTTATTTTGTTTGCTAATAAATTGTAATTCACGAATAGCTATTTCGATTGGCTTGGGCGCTAATACACACCAATCTAGAGGTACAAATTTCGATTTAAGAAATTGTAATTCTAATAAGTTTTCGAACTTTTGTAAGTTCCCGCTTTTATCTGCGGATGTGGCTATAAAGCCTAATTTCGTTGTAGTTTCAGATACACTCTGTCGATTGAAATATTTTAGTGTATTACAATCTGCTGATATAATAACATCATCACCATAAGTCAATAACGCTACATCACGATGGAAATCAGTAAAATCTGGACTTAATCCAGCTGATATACGTCCGTTCAAATAACTTGCATATAAAATATACACATTCGTTATTGAATTAAAAACATCAGTCATAGGATTTCCTGACTTATTACCTAATTCTGTTTTCATCAAGTTAAATCCAACCAATACATATGAATTTTGCAATATGTATAATAATCCATGTCTAACTGGACATCTATCACCATAATATTCATCTGTAATTCTCCGATAGAATTCAAATGCTTGTGGTGATACACTTCCATCATAATTTGTATAATCAACGTCAAATCCATACTTGCCTTTACTGCGTAAATAATCAAAAATACTTTTCCATGCTACTTCATAGTCAATTCCAATTGCACTATGAGTTACAAATCCAGGGTTTTTCCTAATAAAATTAAGAAAACTACCAAAGTACTTACGCACTAACATAGTATACTCTAATGATGGTTGTTCAAATATACGCGTTTTACCCTGTTGGACCTTTTCAACTTTCCGTAATTCATCCTTTATAGTTGCAACCCATAATGGGCTGTTTTTAATAATACCCATTTTAAGATTATCTTCCAAATCTGACAATCTTTTAACAAATGTTTGTCCATGTATAGGAATGATAAAAGTTTTTGCTTTCTCTGAAAAAGTATAATTAACGTCATCAATTTTATTGAAGAAGTCATATTTGCCATTGCTAAACCATTTTGATAAAATACCACTAGATGTGCTCATAACTAGCCTATTCATAGTATCATATCCATTAATAACTTCAAATTCAGTCAATAAATGCTTATCTCTTTCTTGTGGAAATTGTTGAATATATTGTTGTACACACAACTCATGCATGCGAGGTTCAATAACATGTGTATACTTTGGAATACATTTTTGTGCATTGGAATACAATGCATGGAAGTCATCTGTAATTCCCTTATAAGAAGGTGCATATTTATTAGGCCACTCATCATGTTCTAACCACTTTCTTTTATCTGTCTTGTCGATCAATACAGTATTCAACTTTATACCATTAACACTAACTTCTCCCAAATTCTCAATGGTCGTATTCCAATATTTACTAATTTTCCCATTGCATTGAAAGTTAATTTCTTCCTCTATAGGTAATTCACTTGTTTTAAATGCATTGTATGCTTCCATAATGTCATCTAATATAAGTGGTGTGGCTCCTGCACGTTTGGTACCATTGGCCAAGGCCGAGTGCATAGCATACAAAGGCTTAGACACACTATTATTAAAATAATATGGTCTACCACAATCTCCACTCTTAGTTATACCATCACAAAATGTACTAAGAATCATTGTCATATCATCACCATTTGCTGTGACTAATTCATAACGCATCTTTGTAACTACATCTATATCATCTTGTTTTTCATTACCTATAATTGTGGCTTCAATATCTTTACCTCTCATCATTTGTACGAGTTCAGTACGAGTGGGTATAAATTGACCTATTTTCCCTGCTCCATTTATGTTGGCGTTAGATAAATATACCAGACATAAATCGCATGATGTTCCTTGGTCATTCTTAATATCTTTGATCATAGATTCATTTATCGCTACCTTCTCCATTCGCAAAGTATCACCACTACTAGTGATCAACTCAATTTCAATGTTAACATTCATACCTGAACTCCTTTTCCTACGCCATGAGTCAATAAAATGTCGATTTACTATTATAAACTTACTTTCAAAAGTTAAGCAATACATAGAACACATAATTGATTCATCTTCAATATCTAC